AAAGATTTATACTTACTGTCTAATTGTTTTCTAAAATTATTTTTATCAGAAAAACAAATAATAGCTTTTCTAGATTTTGTTAAACCCATATAAAAGCCAACAGATTGTAAAAATAATTGTTTACCTTTTTTCAAGTCTGCCCATAAAGTCCAAACATCATCTTCCCATTCAACTGGTTCTTCTAAACTAGAAGTAATCCTGTAAGCTAATAGGTCGCCATCAACCAACATAACTTTAGATTGATTAGCAAAGAAATCTTTTATGTTCTTCATTCTTTTCTTTTCTTGAAATAATTTATCTTTGTTTGCATCATGCAATTCAAAGTGTGCTTCATTTTGTTCTGTCATATATTTTCTCCATTTTTATTATTGTTGCTCTAGGTAAAACATTCGTGTCTCCAAAGTTAAATTCTCCATCTCCATCTATTGTCCATGAAGAAAAAGTTTTAACGAATTTCTTATCTTTAGAAAAAACGTATGCTTCAATTACACATTGTTCAGGTGTAAATTCTTGTAATTCTTTTTTAGATTGCCATTCTGAGTTAGCTGTTGGGTCAAACCAAATTATTCTATATTTTTGATACTTAAATTTATTGGACATGAAATTTTTGTTGTTGAATTTGAAAATCAATTAAATCTTTGGCAGGTACGATATGACCTTTAGAAGTATAATTATCTCCGCCACTTCTAATGGGATAATCTTTAATAAATTCTTTTAATAAATGAGTTGGAATAACTAACCAAATTTGGTCATCATCATTTCTATCTTTTGAATATAAGCAAAAAGCGTAGTTTTTAGCGGTTGTTTTATTGATACCTGAGAGTTTTCCTCTACTTTCAGTCTCTATATATACATTGCCTGTTCTATGCCAAATTCTATCGCATTTACATTCAAGAGTTCCATTTACAAACTTTTGAAAAGCGTTTTCAAATTTTTTGCCAAACTGCAAATCTAAGTCGAATTTATTAGTGTGTGGCACTCCAATTCTGTCCTACTTTAATTTCTCCTGCCAATGGACATTTGAAGTCAAAGAATTTTTGTGTTTTCTCAAATATTGTAGAAGCTATCTTTTTAAATTTTTCTACTTTGTCTTTATGAACAACAAATTGCATTTCATCATGGACGTGCAAAACCATTCTATAATCCTTACCCCAGACTAAACCTGCTGAAGTTAATTCTTGATTTAGTAAAATTGTTCCTGCTTTAACTAATAAAGCACCTGCACTTTGTATTAATGTATTTAAAGAAGAATATTCTGCTCTACACATTAATTTTCTTTTATCTAAACCATAAATCCATTTATGATTTTTATATTTTACTATGACTGCTTGTTTTAAATGTTTTAATGCAGGAATTGCTTTCTCAAATTTTTCTCTTATTCGTCTTGCTTCTGTAACAGAGACATCAAGTATTTCTGACAACCGTTCATTTCCTGCAGAATAAATGTAAGCGTAAATAAATGTTTTAGCTTTAGCACGACTTTCCAATCCGAGTAATTTTTGATTTTTGGAATGTATATCTGTTTCAAGTAATGATTTTTTAAAATCCCCACTGTCGTAATGATGCAGATAATGTGAAAGTACCCTAAGCTCAAGAGAATTAAAATCAATCCCAAGAAAGACCATGTTGGCAGGAGCAATAAAAAGAGAACGCATCTCAGCACCATACTCAGACCCTTTTGACACCACCTGTGCCAAATTTGGCGAGTGGTGCGTACAGCGACCTGTAACTGCTCCGTTTGTGATAACTTTTCCATAAATTTTTCCTTTTTTGTTTAATTTTAAATATGCTTGTTCTCCATCAGATAATTGACTTAATCTTTTTTGAACCATTAAGTGTTCTGAAATTAATTTTGCTTCAGGATAAGAAATTTCTTTTAATATTCTTTCATTTACTTCTGGCTTACCAGTTGCGGTAAATGATTTAGGTTTCCACCCTAAAGTTTTTAATCTATTTGCAATATGCTCCCTTGAATTTGGATTAAATATTTCTGTTTTAAATTGTTCAACAGGAACACCTGCTTTAATTCCTCTTTTTCTATTATCTCTTTTATAGATTTTAAATCCTAAAGATTTTTTCCAACTTCCGAAGACTAGAGAAAGTTTATTTTCTAACTCTAGTCTTCTCTTAGTAAGGATTGTATATAGCGACTGAGCAGTCGTCTCATCAAAATCTACACCACCTTGTTCTTGTTTTGTTATCCAATAAGCAAATTGATGTTCTAATTTAATTGCGTCTTTAGAATAATTTTGTTTTTCAATTAATTTATAAAGTAAATGACACACTTCAGTATCACGTTGACAATAATCCTGCATATCCAAAGTCCATGTAGAAAAATCATTATGTTCTTGAAAATCTCCTTTACGAAGTCCTAAACGAAAACCCCATGCTTCTAGTGAATGTTTTCCATATAGTTTTGGCGGTAATTCCTTATATTGCCAGTCAAGTTCACTTCTATTTGCCCAAATAAGACGTGAACATAAAAGCGTATCTAGGACTGAACCTTTATAATAATAGCCAAAATGCTTTTCTAAAGCAGGTAAATCAAACCCTAAAATACTGTGTCCTACTAATAAATCAGCTTTCTTTAGTAACTGTAGACCCTCATCAAGTTGGTCAGGATTATAGGAATATACTTTTCCAGTATCTATATCCTTACAGACCATACAATGAATTTTGAAGTCTAGCTTGTCTAGGAAACCATTGGTCTCCACGTCAATTACTAGTTTCATAATTAAAATTTTTTAAATAACATTCTCCATAACCAAGAACGTGTTATGGAAACCCCAGTAAAAATTGAAGCTATCCAAACGCTATCAAGTATGCTTGGTCGTAAATCGAAAATCGGAAAAATTAGCAACTGTATTAAAATCGCTAAAATGAAACCACTACCAACATCAATGAAACTTTCTATTAAACTTCTCATTGATTTCACTATTTCTTAATGGTTCTTTTTTTGAATTTTGTTTATTGAAAATTATGTTGAAGTTCCTTTGGTAAACTTCATTGGCTTTTTTGTATGGAGTTTCCCAAGCTAGACGTGATGTTGCCTGTCTTGTCATTTTTTAATGTATAAGTGATATTGTAATTTTGTTTGTACTTGGAAGAATGTGTTCTACTGATTTAATTGCTTTTCCAATAATATGTTTTGCTTCAACATCTCCACACATTATTACTGGATAGACATTCTCATATTTAATAGCATTGTAAATTGCAGTCATAATTGTCTTGCAAGTTTCAAATACCAACTGTTGTTGTATTTGTGATAATTTTAAATAATCTTCTTTTTCAATTAAGAAAGATAAAATAAATTTAGTTAATAATTTATTATCCATCAAAATCGCCCTCTGTTAGACGACCAGTATCTTTGTTGTAAGTTAAAGTTGAAGCAACTCCTGTATCTCCACTAAATCTATTTTTCAAAACTCTGACAGTTAAAATATTATTTTCTGTTTCACTTTGCTGATTTCTTTCAAAGCTAATAATTTGATTTGGTATGGTTGCAAGAGAATGTGAACCTCTAAGATGTGCAAGACTAACTTCTAAACCTTGTTCGTGTGAAATTTTTCCCTCTGGTCTTTTAAGATGTGCAACAATAAATATTCCACATTTTAATTCTTGTACTAATCTTCTTAACGAAGTCATTATGTTATCTATTAATCTTCGTTCATCTCCATCTGATAATGCTGAAATAAGTATTGATATATGGTCTAGAAAAATTATTTTACAATTTGACGCTTTAACCATGTACCTAATCTTATTCATTACGTCATCACAATCTGATGAACCTAAATGGTTATAGAAAGCAACATACTCTTTTACTTGCTCCCATTCTTTTATAATTTTTTCATCAGAAGTTTTCTTTCTAACTTCTGGGTCATGAATTAATTTATTTAATGGAATTGAAACAAGACCTTGAATACTTCTTGCAACACTTTCTTCTAAACCAATATATCCAATTTTAATTTTTTGATTTATAAGATGTAAAGCTATCTCACGACAGACCTGACTTTTTCCAGTGCCAGTACCTGCAGTTAATAAATTTATTTCTCCAAGTCTAATGCCAGATAATTTTTTATTGAGACCATTCCAACAGTAAGGATAAGTTTCAACATATTCATTTTTTAAAAGTAAATCTTTAGTTTCAGTACCCTCTATAATTCCTGCAGGAGAGTATGTTTTTGCTTCCCATACTCCATCTATAATTTTATTTTGTTTTCCTGCTTGAAGTAATTCACTTGCATCTTTAGCTTGAAGTTTTGCTATCTTGGCTTTTCTTACAGGTAAAATATTTGCACATTCTATACTAGCTTTATTTCCTGCTTCATCTTGGTCAAACATTAAAACTATGGTTTCAAATTTAGAAAGCCATTCTAATTCTCTTAAAATATATTTCTTTGCTGAAGCCGCACCTGATGGAACTGATACTACTGGAAATTTATTATTCTGACATTGAGAAACAGACATTGCATCTAGTTCTCCCTCTGTAACTACGACCATTCTTCCGCCATCTCTCCAAAGGTTTTGTCCAAATAAAGTGATTTTATCTGTATCTCCTAACCAAATAAATGATTTGTCAGGAAAACGAATATGTTGTGCTACCCTATTATATTGTTTGTCAAAATAATTAGATATATGGCAATGCTTACCATTATAAATTCCAGTCTCATAATTAAATACTTTACAGGTT